ATTACGATGAGAGCTTTATCGCAGTCCGAGTACGGAGAAATCAGAAGTTTGTATGAGAGTATCTATGCTCCTCAAGTAGATGAGGAACTAGAACTTTCTGATGAAGAGTTAGAAGATATTGTAGAAGAAGTTGTTTCAGATCTTCTTGAAGAAGGATATGATATTGATGACATCGAAGAAGGTTTTAACGACTATATTGAAGAAGATTTTCAATTTTTAAATGAAGCAAGAGCAGCAAAAAAAGCACGTAAAGGTTCTAAGTCTTATGCTGAAGTAAAAGCAGAACAGGATGCTAAGGAAGCAGAAAGAAAAGCAAGAAAAGAAGCAAAGAAAAAACCAGCATCAACAGGAATGGGTGCTACAAAAACATCTATTCCATCTATTCCATCTACTAAAAAATCCCCAGAGAAAAAATCTATTGCGAGTAGGTTAAAGGGAGCAGTTAAGAGAGTGGTTGGGGGTAAAAAGGGTGCGGAAAGAGTTACTGCTAGTGATCGTGACCAAAAATCCACAAGGATGTCTCCTGTAAGAGCGCAGAAAAATTCAAGGGTAACGATAGGGTCTGAAGATAAGAGAGACCTTGCAAAAAGAAAAGCAGAAAGAACCCAAAACAGAATTGACAAAAAAATTAAAAGTGCTCAAGGAGATTCAAGTAAAAGTCTTAAAGCAAGAGTCTCAACGGGTGTTAAAAAAGCAACTGATACTGCAAAACGTGTTAAAGCAGGTGCTCAAATTGCTGGTATAATTGCAAAAGGAAGTGCTCAAAATGCACAAGATAGTGCTGTAAGAGCAAAACGTAGAGCAGAACTTGCTGGTAGTAAAGCAGTGACGGCAGTCAAGAATGCTCCTGGTAATATCAAAAAAGGAATTAAGAGTAGAATTGCTAGTGGATTACAGAAGGTTTCTGATAGGGCAGGTAGTGCTGCTAAGAGAATGTCTGAAGAGGTTGAGACCTATGATGTAGTAGTCGAGTTCCTGTGCGACTACGGCATCGCAGAAGACCTCCAAGAGGCGGAATGGTTGATGGTCAATGAGATTGACTCTGAGGACATTGAGAACATTCTAGAGGCATACGGATCACCGAGACCAACTAACCTTCCTCTCTCTAGAGAAAGAATGACTAGAAAAGTAGATGACTGGAAAGAAAATCCAAATAGAGACTTTGGTAAGAGAGGAACTGCTGCTAAAAATCTAAGGTCTAGAGCAAATGCAGTTGTAGGAACACAACGTCGTCAAGACACAGAAGTTGGATTGCGTTAGAAAACTCACATAATACTCAAAGGGGGCTTGACAAGTCTCCTTTTTTTATGTAGACTAGGTTTGTCCCCGTTAAAGATAAATAATAGCTCATTGAATTCTATAAGATGAGTTATGAGAATTCTTGGATATACAATAATGAACCTTTTGAGTCTGATGCTATTGGGAATTACTTTGGTTTTGTTTACTGTATTACCAATAAGACCACCGGTAGAAAATACCTTGGAAGGAAATACTTTTGGTCATTCAGAACTCCACCAGGAAAAAAGAGAAAAGTAAAACAAGAATCTGATTGGAAGAAATATTATGGTTCTTGTCCTGAGTTAAAGGAAGATATAAAAAGATACGGCAAAGAGTTCTTCAGTAGAGTAATACTAAGTCTTCATGAGAAGAAGGGAGACTGTAACTTTGAGGAGACCAAGCAGTTGTTTCTAAATAATGTGCTATCAGAGGCACTTGACAACGGAGCACCGGCATACTACAATAACAACATTCTCGGAAAGTATTTTCAGAAAGATTATGGAAATTTTGGAAAAGACTCTACAGGTGACTCATGACTGGGCAGTTGACAGAATGCATATTCTCTGTGACATGAAGAAGGATGATGTGCTAAAATCTGTAGAAGATGCTCATGCGATCCAGTCAGAGTTTGCCGAATGGTTAGACCCTAATCTTGAGGATCATGAAATCTACTCACTCGAATATCTTGGAGACAATGTTTAAATCACTTTTTGGAATTGGACTTCTTGCAAGTGTAGTTGCAATCCCTTCCCCAGAACCTGATCAAATCAAAGTGACACAGGAACCAGAACC